AAGAAGATCATAATATTGAATATGTTATATGGTCAGCTACACTAGATGATAAAACTGAGGACTATGATGCTAGTTTAGACGGAAAAGTTTTTAGAGTTGATGATGATAGTAGACCTATACCAATAACTGATACTCATGTTGGTTGTAGATGTTGTTATATTAGTTTACCTTCCAAGGATTATAGACCATCTAAAAGACTAGACAATAAAACTAAAGAGAAGATAAGTTATAAAACTTACAAAGAATGGAAAGAAGAACAAGACCTTTAAAGGGTCTATTTTTATGTAAAAAAATATTTTATGAACTAGGTAGGATATAAATACTACTTAGGGCGAAAGGAGATTTTAAAATGAAGAAAAATGAATTATTAAAGTTAATAGAAAGTTTAGAGGATGAAGCAGAAGTGCTTGATGTTCTAAAAGAAAATGAAGAAATAAAGTCTTTAGCTAAGGACTTTGATGTTAATGCAATAGCATTAGAGGACTTTACCAAACTCTTGCAAGAGAATTCAACTATAAAAGGATATTGGACATCTGAAAAAGATAGAGCAGTATCTAAAGGTGTTAATACTTTTAAAGAAAACAACCTTCAAAAGCTGATTGATGAAGCTATAAAGTCTAAATCAAATGAAGGTAAAACTCCAGAGCAGATAGCACTTGAAGAAATACAAGCTAAATATGAAGCTTTAGAAAAACAAATAAAAATGAAAGACTTAGAATCTAAGTATAAAGATACTTTAAGTGAAAAAGGTTTAGATACTAGATTAATGAAATTTATCTTATCTGAAAACGAAGAAGATATTACTAAAAATATAGAGTTCTTTACTGACATAATATCTTCTAATACCAATTTAAAGGTTAATGAAAGATTAAACGAGTCAAGTTATAAACCTAAAAATAATAAGGATTTAAATAATAATAAAACTATGACTAAAGAAGAATTATTAAATAAGGGAATTTTCTATGTAAGTAAATTTCAAGAAGAAAATCCAGAAGAATATAAATTAATAATGAATAGTTAAACAACCATAATGCTTGAAATGATATATAGCAAAAATGGTTGTTTTTATTATGTCTTTTTATAAGTCTGAATTAGACATAAAAGAAAAATGACTACTATATTTAAAATGAAAGAGGTAATAATTATGGCAAATACGCTAATTAATAATGTGGTTTTAGGAGAAGTTATAGGAGCAGAACTTCCTGGAAAATTAAAATTTGCTCCAATTGCAATTGTAGACGATACTTTAGTAGGTGTAGCAGGAGATACTATAAAGGTTGAAAAGTATGGTTATATTGGAGAAGCAGTAGACGTTGCTGAAGGTCAACCAATTCCATTATCCGATTTAGCTATGACTTCTACCGAAGTTACTTTAAAGAAGGCAGGTAAAGGTTTTACTTTGACAGATGAAGAAGTTCAAAGAAGGGGAAGTGAAGTAGTAGAAGAAGGTAAGAGACAAGTTACTATGGCAATCAAAGATAAAATTGACACAGATTCTTATGAGTCTCTAAAGACAACTAAACTAGTACACAATTGTGCATTAAAGTTAACTTTTGCAGACATAGTTAAAGCTAAGTCATTATTTCAATTAGAAGATGATGAAAAGTTAGTGTTATACATTCATCCAGACCAAGAAGCTGATGTGATTACTACAGAAGGATTTATTCCTGCTACTAACTTTGGAGATAAAGTACTAGTTGAAGGTGCAATTGGTAGACTGGCTGGTTGTGATGTTGTTAAGACTTTAAAAGTTAAGAAAGTTTCTAATAAGTATAATGACATTGTTGTAAGAGATGGTGCTTTAGGAATTAAGTTGGGAAAATCTGTTGGAATTGAAGAAGATAGAGTAGCTTCGAATAAGAAAACTGATTATTATGCAGATGAAGTTTATATTACTTATCTAGCTAGAGATAATGGAGCGGTTAAAGTAGTTACTACCGAAGCTTAGTTTCTTTTAGGGATAGGGGTATATCTCCTACCCTATCTTTTAAAATGAGAGGAGATTGATAAAATGTACACTGATTTAGAGTTAGAAACAATAGCTATAAATTCTATTAAAAATTACTTAAATGTTGTAGGTAAAGAAAAATGGACAGAGGATTATATTAAATCTAATTATGCTATGGCAATTAAAGTAATAATAGATAACTATAAAAATGTATTAGAAGTTAGTAATGGAATATCTAATATTAGCTCTGTTTCTCGGGGAATTCAATCTATTAGTTTTAATAGTAACTCAAATTCACTTATAAGTGACGAAGTTAAATTGTTACTTCCTCGACCTTTCATTAGATTATTTTAAGGTGGTGAAGAAATGGTATTTTTAAAAAATGCATCAATAGAAACTACAATCAAGACAACTTACAAAAACAATATAGGTAAAGTTATAGAAGGATGGAAAAAGAATGGTAATATCTACAGGGTTGGAATTGACCCTATAGATATAAAAGCTATTAAATATACATGGGGGGAAGATATCGAATCTAAATACCAGGTATATGCAGATGAAGAATTACATGTTGGAGATATTGTAGTTTGGAAAAATAAAGCCTATGAAATGGAAAAAGCTATCGATTATATTAATTACCGAATTTTTGCTATTAAATCTGTAGATGTTGAGGTGACAGTATGAAAAAAGTAAATAATCTAAAAAAGGTTATGGATAAATATAAAGATGTGGTTAAAGAAGCCAGTGAAGAAATCTCTATTACTGAATTAGCTAATATAAAATCTAATACTCCAGTGGGGGAAACAGGTAATTTAAAGAAGAGTATAGGAACTGCTATAGAAGGCGATGGTAGTGAAACTGAAATTGTTTGGGGGAGTGATTTAATATATGCTCCCAAAGTTGAGTTTGAAAATACATCGTATCTTAGAGATACTTTAAGAGAAAACCATGACCAAGTTGTAGAAATCCTTAAAAATCACTTAAAAGAAATAGAAGAATAGGAGGTGCTTTAAATGGTAGATTTGGAAGTTATACAAGAGAATATAATTAATCTAATTGCTAATGAGAATGTATTTTTAGATGAATTACCATCTGATTTTGATTTTGTTAATTCTATAGGTATAGTTGCTAAAATAGGTGACTCTATCCAAGACAATACTTATAGAGATGATTTAACATTAGAATTAAGATTAGTGGGTAATAAAAATAAAAAAATAGATATGCAGAGATTAGCTCGTGAATTAGAACAAAAATTAAATAAAACATATTTTTTGAATTGTAGGATCATAAAACAAAATGCTTTCTATTCTAGTTATATAGATGAAGATAAGCAGAATATAGTTCTACAATTTTATATTTTAAATTATTAGAAAGGACGTGTTTACATGAGTGATGTTAAAGATATGAATATCTTGGTTGATAGTGCAGTTCTTTACTTTGGAAGTTTTGATTTAGCAACTGGACTAGATACAATAATGACCACTATAAAGGATAAAGAATTAGGTCTTGCTAAAGGTTCTTTAAAATTTGAAGCCAAACCAGAGATTAGGGATATTGAACATTGTGGAGCTTTAGAAAGAAAGATAGTAGGATTACAAAGGATTATGAAGTGGGATGTAAAAGCAGAAGCAGAGATACTTGATTTTAATAAAACTGTATTAGAAGCTAGTTTGATAAAGAAGGTTGAAAATACATCTACTAAGTTTGATGTATATGAACCATCAGATACAATAGATGTTGCTGATTATAAAGATTTATTAATAGTAGGCAAAAAACATGGAAGTTCTGACCCAATTATTATACATATTTTAAATGCTTATAATTCTGAAGGTATGGGTTTTGAAACTAAAGATAATGATGAAGCTAGTACTGCTATGACATTTAACGGTTGTTATAAGTTTAGTAGTAATGAAAAACCATTTAGAGTTTATATGCCTAAGGCAGTAATTTAAGGGATAGAGTAAAATCTATCTCTTTATTTATATTGATGATTTAATTTAGTCTTCTATTTTGAAGACTAGAAGATTAATAAAATTATTAAAGATTAGAAAGGAAGTTAGTAAAATGATAAATGAAAATAATGAATTAATAATAACAACAAGTGAGGCAATGATGGTGTTAAGAGTAATAAATAAATTAAATATGAAAAATGAATTAGTAAAAGTTATTGGAGAATTTACTAAGATACAACAAGAATCTGAACAACAATATAGAAAGTTAAGAGAATTAATTTTAGAAGATTGTGGTGGACAAGATGAGTATATTAATTTAAGTGATGATGATAAAGAAATAATAAGCAATAAAATATTACTTAAAGATAATGGAATACAAGAAAAATTAGTTGCACTAGAAGAAAAACAAAAT